CCAGAATTAACGGTTCGTCTTAATGTTACAAAAGGCGATTGTAGCGGTTAAAGGCATGGTAACGCCTCACCGGCACATCAGTCAATTAAGGTGTGTTTCACAAGTTCCACTAGCTTTCTTTGGAGAGATCTTCTCTGTTCTTAGAGAGGACTCGGCCTGCAACCATTACCGGAAGGTTATGAGTTGGTTACCGATGCTGCAAAGCAAGAGGAAGTTAGTTGTTCATGAAGACGCTGCGTTTTGGGACGCATACGTCGATCGACGGATTACTCGAGCATCTCAGTTTGTTCGCGCCATGGTGGATGACGCTGAGGTACTCGGGTGGAAGGGCTTTCGAGAGGTCGAGCTTGAGGGTGCAATTTTAAGGTGGCTGGTCCTTGATTGGACTGGTCACTCAACGAAGCAGATGAAGCTCCAGACTGTCTGGTTATCTGGTTATGCGAGAGGTGTTGAATCTCCCGTTGACCAGATGCTAGATAAGCCTGGATATCTGATTTGTTCGCGATATAGCGTTTTTCTGAGACGTCTATTGCGAACAGGTCGATCTGTTACGTTGGGCTGTCCTTATACAAAGTCTGAAATTGCAGCTGAAACTCTTCTTCTCGGCAGTAAGCGTGGTGCACCGAGTATCGAAGATGATCTCGTGGACGAGAATACACGCTCCTATATGACACACATGAGTGTCGCTAAGCCCATCTTGCGCAATGTGCCCGAGATCAGGGCCGCTATACAAGAAACTTGTATGGAAGTGTTCGGTGCGTTCACGGAGAACGTACAAGCACGACCATTTGTTCCTAGTAAGCGGGCCGGTCACGGCGCACCTATTGCGCAGGGTGGGATCTTGGGCGACCTCGTTCGTGGAGACCCTAGCCTCTTGGGAGGTGAGGAGCTCCACGATATGCGTGAAGTTGGGAGTCAAGTGTATGAAGTCCGCGGGTGTTTCTTCGATTGGGCTCGGGCCTATGCTCACTGTTTAGTCCGGTGGGGTCAGTTGGGTATTGAGCGTCTCGCAAAGTGTCAGATCTACACAATACGAGAGCCTCTCAAGCTCAGGACGATTACGGCAGGAACACCCTCCCTCTATGGGTGCTTGCAGCCTATTCTTAAGTTCCTACGGGACGGGATGTCGAATTTCGACGTTTTCCGTCTCACTCGGAAAGAGAATAATGCTGCGTGGCTCTCAGAGCGGTTGAGTGTTAAGCCGCTTCGTGCCGAATGCGACCAAGAACTATGGGATTACTTCGTGTCTGGAGACTACCAACAGTCAACCAATGACCTTTCGATGGACGCCACTTCGTGGTGTCGTCAATGGGTTTTCGGTGGTACTGCTGGTCGTGTTGTCTCCAAGGCGCTTGGTGCCCAGGTTCTTTGTGCGAAGCTTGGTGAGGAGGAGAAGGAGGTCGTACAGGAACGAGGACAGCTCATGGGTAGTCCACTCTCATTTCCATTTCTCTGCATCATAAATGCGGCAATTGCACGGTTGGCCTACCAACGTGTTCATCCAAAACTTTTTGGATTATCACTTGATAGGTTTCCCTTCGCCGTCAATGGCGACGATATTGCTGCACGTATGAGCATTGAGGTGTATGAAGAGTGGCTCCGCCTGGTGGATGCCGTTGGATGGTCATTAAGTCCGGGAAAGTCGTACTTTCTCAGATGTCTGGTTCAGGTGAACAGCCAGACGATGAACATACTTCGGATACCAGAAGGGGAGGCCCTGGGCTGTCGTTACGTTTTAACGAATCCTATTCCGTTCGTGAACAGCGGTTTCTTGCAGCAGATGGGGAAGAGTGTACAGCAGATTGACGGCAGTCCAGTCGAAGCGATGAGCGAAGACTGGAAAGCCCGATTCTATTCGTACTCTCGTCTACCAAAAGGCATGCGAGAACGCGCGGAGGCCATCCTGATTAGGAACTTAGGCGAGATGTGTTATCTACTCGCCGAGTCAGGTCGTACTCCTTTTGTTCTTTGTCCAACTAATCCCGTCGGGCTAGGTGGCTTAGGGCTTCCTGGGAAATTCGACTGGAAAGCTGCATACTTGGGCATGCTCTGTGAAGAGCCTGTTCAAGAACCAGTTACTAGTCTGATCTACCAGGAGACTCAGAGCCGCCGTGAAGTCCCCCCGCTCCTTGTTTGGAAGGATCCGAGCATCTCTAGCTACGGGTCAATGGTCCATCCCGGTACCAACTGGAAACGTTGGTGTCCCGAGATTCCAAACAAGGGCAAGTTAGTCGATCGACTCCTTGAGGATCTGGAGTCATTCGTGAACAGGGAGGAAGTGCCTGATCTGCACTTGCCTCTTGGACTGGTCACGCCGTACCTTAAGCGGTCGGTGTAGGCGTTTACGGGCAGCAGTTAGTTTGAACGCTGACCATCTGTGTTCCTCATAAATGACACATAACGTAGGATATCTAATATAGTTCGAGTTTCAAGACCCTGTGAGGGTTGAAGACATGCGGGCCCGAGGGCGCCGGATCTGAACTATTAAGACTGTCGACTTCGCAACGATGTTGGGATTGGCGAGAGTTTCCCCAAGAAGTTGCAAGCCAGAGTCCTTGATTATGTTTATTATTTGAGACAAGATGAGACAGGTTTCTAAAACAGTG